GATTAACCTTCAATCACTCGTTTATCGGCCAATGGCTACGGGAGGGGTTGCGCTACGTAAGTAGTTGTAACAATCCTCAGGTAGACATTAGTGTCGAGTACGATGATTGTGTGGCATTCCTCATGAAGTACAAATGTACTCAGGACATGAGTGTCATCGAAGTGCGCGCTAAGTCGGAGGGGGTTTCGTTTTTTACGAAATCCCTTCCCCTGTTAGGCAAGCGGTTTGACACCGCCCTACTAACGGGAAAGCTAGATCTCCTTGGGTTTAAAACCAAGGGTGGAAGAGCGTCCTTTTTTGGATGGCTCTTTGATCTGGCTTTGGGGGAAGAGGAGTTTGTGCCTCCAGCCCTTAACGCTATTGCAGTGAGGTTCATTAGGCAACTTACATACTTGTTTTACAAGTATGAACTACCGTATAGTCATGAACAAGAACAAAAAGTCCTTGATTCGTTTATCTCCGTCGAGAAGGAGTTCTTGCCGAGCTGTGATTACAGCTATGGCGAGGATCCCCTACTTGACCTTGCTTCAAGCCTTATCGCTAATATTGTCCATAAGTTCGATGCTTCGGAAATTATTCCGAAACACGGGCCAGGGGCAGTAGCGACCGGTGAGAAGACATGGGAGAAGATGCGTTTTGCACGCATCTATAAGCCGCTCGAGGAGCACTGGCCATTCACAGAATGGTTTGTGCCCTCACTTCAGCATGTATGCGACCAGTATGATCGTATACAGAAACTGAAGACTTCGGATTCTGGCACAGCGAAAGTTGTGCTGGTTCCAAAGGATTCGAGAGGCCCAAGACTAATATCTTGTGAACCACTTGAGTATCAATATATCCAACAGGGCATAAACAATCAGTTAGTCAAACTGATTGAAAAGCATCGATATACTCGCTTTCGCGTAAATTTTCGCGATCAGCAGGTTAATCGGCGCCATGCTCTCTGGGGCTCTATGGGTGCTCAATGGGTTACACTAGATATGAAAGATGCGTCCGACTGCGTTAGCGTTGCACTTGTGCAACGACTATTCAGTAAGACTCATCTTCTACAGTATCTGATGGCCGCAAGGTCATCAGCAACCCGGTTACCTAACGGCGACATCATCCCACTCAAAAAGTTCGCACCCATGGGTTCAGCATTATGCTTTACCGTGGAGGCGCTAGTTTTTTGGGTTCTGAGTGTCGCGGACCTACACCTAAACTGCGGCTATG